ACCCGTCAGCGTGTTGGCGTTGTTGGTCAGCGATGAGTGTCCGGAGACTTCGTTGAAGAGGACTCCGGTATCCCAGTTGAAGATTTCGCCTCCGTCGATTCGACCCTTCAATGAGAAACGCAGGTCGACGCCGACGCCGGGGCCTCCGGCCGTCGGGCCGGTGACGTTGACGTTTTCGATGAAAAAGTTGTTGATTCCGAACTCGCCCGCATCGCAGGGTCCGCCCGAGCACTCCGTCCCAGCCGTGGTTTCGGACTCAAACAGAATGCCCTTGGAAGACGCATCCGTGCCCGTCAGAAAAAGCGTGAAGCCTCGAAGCACCTGACCGGATCCGGTGACATGGATGCCGGTATCGCCGGCTGCGCTGGAGAGGGTGATGGACGAGCCGCCCGAACCAGAGCGAATCGGGCCCACACCCTCGATGGAACACATTGCCTGAAACGAGGCATTGCTCGGAAGCACCACGCCGGAGCTGATTGGCGTGTCCCCGTCCGGCAACCAAACCTTGCCACCGCCTCCAGCTTCGCAGGCGTCGACGGCGAGCTGGAGATTCGCGTACTGATCTGCGTAGAAGTTGGACCCGTTGAACACGCTCACGTTGTCGATCGCGTTGCCATCCGCGTCGAGGTCCGCACCGAGCTGCGGACTCCCGTCCTCGACGACGTTCGCAAGGCCCGCCGTGCCCTGCGAGATCGGCTCGTAGGCGGTGCCGTTCCAGCGGCAGTCGGCCTGCTCGGTGCCCGGCGTCCCCGCCGCGCAGTCGCCGCCGTCCGTCGCGTTCGTGATCCGGTAGATCAGCGCCGGGTTGCCCGTGCCGGGCAGCGTCGACTCGGTCACGAGCGTGACGCCGCCGCCGGAGCCTCCCGAATTTCCGTGAGACGTGACGTGACCTCTCGACGTGATGTACGAGAGGTTCGCCCCGGTCTCGGCCGCCGTCACGTCGTAGACGATCCAGGGCCTGCCAGTCTTGATCTCGATGTCCGAGTTGGTCGCGTTCAGCGTCGCCACCGAGGCGCACTGGGCAGCGACGTAGGTTCTGGTCTCGCACGCATAGGCGGTTGCCTCGAACGCGGAGCCCTTCGTGAAGGCGACGCGCTGGAAGCCGAATGCCGGAGAGACGATGAAGTCCGCGGTCGTGATCGTGCTTTTGATCTCGATGCGGAATCCGCTCTCGCCCTTGAGTGACTGCATGTCGTAGGTCACCGCCGAGGCGGGCAACCCGACCAGCATCGCGAGAGCCACGACGAGAAGAGCAATGGACCGTTTCATTCCGACTTCCTCCTGCGGACCAACAGGTCCTTCATCCCAAGCTCCAGGCCCTCGTCGTGCGCGATGGCGAGGTTGTTGGCAATAATGTTGAGCTGCCTCGCAAACGGCAACCCCATAGACATTCCGACTCCGGCGGTGATCTCTTCGGCGACCTCGTAGGGGTTGATGTCGTCGTCGGATCCGACGGCAGATCCGATGGTTTCGATCGTTCGAGCCATCTGGTCGAAGAACCCCACAAGCGGCGTCGGCTCGAAGCCTCCGAACGCCCTTCCGCTGATCTTGCTGGCGGCGAAGTTCGCGACATCCCTCATCAGAATCACCGACGAGAACGGGTTGGCGAAGAGGTGATAGGCGGCCCAGAGCGCCCAGGCCTTCGCCTGCTCGTCTTCGTCGTCCTCGTCCGGGACGTTGAAGCGGATGAGGTCGGACAGCATGCCGGGGATCACGGCGATCAGCAGGTAGGCCGACGCCGCCTTCTTGATCTTCCCCTCGGACGCATCCTCGGCCATCGAGTGAAGCTCCTGGTAGAACGCCGAGAAGTACGAGTAGAACATGGTGAACGGGCGAAGCAGCGGATCCGCGTCCTGGATCTGAGCCATGTCCTTCACGTTGCCGGCGCCCTGGGTGCGCTCGACGGCGAACTCCGCTTCGCGCATCGCGCGATCGGTATCCATGGTCTCGGACAGGACCTTCTCGTACCGGGCCAGGAAGACGCTGCCGGAGACGAAGTAGTCGGCAGCGGCGATCATCGAGTACCCGAGCCGGCGGGCCTTTGCGATCCGATCGGTGCGACCTTCCAGCTCGGCGTTGGCTTCTCGGACGGACGTGTCCATCGCCTTCGCCCGGTGGCGCATGAGCGCGCTCATCGTGTGGATCTTCGCCTTGGTCGCCTTGAAGTCGGTCACGACAAGCCAGAGGCCCTTCGCGATCAGGCCAGTCCCTTCCCTGACGTTGCCGTCCGCGATGCGCGGGATCGCGTTCGTGAACGAAGAGAGCTGCACGAAGGTCGTCGAGAACGCGCCGGCGAGCATGTACGCCGTCTGGGCGGACTGGAATTTCTGAAGGCCGTTCTGCATCCACTTCAGATTCTTGATCATCGAAGACTGCGCGCCGGCGAGCATCCTGATCCGGTGCTCGATGGCGTCGAAGTACTCGATCCCATACATGTCCACGATCGCCGACTTGAGCTGCGGCTGGTGCAGAACCTTCCACGAGTCGCGGAGCGGCTTGCGCCATGCGATGTCGTGGACAACGTCTGCGAGATGCGTGGCGATCACGTCGAGGTCGAGAAGGACCGGAGCTGCGAATTTATCTTTGCGCTTCTCCAGGAAGCCGTGCTTCGTGCGCGGGTCGGACGCATAGTGCTCGAACAGAGACACGAGCTGGCCGCGTTCCTTCACGCGAGCAACGGCGTCAGACTTCAGCGGGTCGTATGCGAGCGGAAAGTATCCGCCCTTCATGACCCGTCCTGTCGGCGTGATGAACTCGCGCGCCTCGACCTTCTCGGGCCGCACTCCGGTCATCTGGAAGTGATTCTCGGACGCCTCGTCCCAGAGCGAGTTGACGAGATCCCAGACACTCTGAACGAATGTCCATTCTTCGTCCGAAAGAACCTCCAGGACCTTGTTGCCCCTGGCCTCGTCGAGCTGGTCTCCGTTCACCATCTTGTAGCCGCGGAGCAGCTTCGACCAGTTGGATGTCGTCCCGGCATTGAGCGCGAAGGCGATGGCCTGCGCTCGGGTCATCGGCTCGCCGAAGGCCGGCACGTCGATCATCGAGCGGTAGTCCTTGCCGCTTCGATAGAGAGACTGGATCAGCTCCATGTACTTTCGGTTGAGGCCGTCGAGTCGCTCCAGCTCGTAGGCCGTCGCGTCTCGCCACCATCGCTCGATCGTCAGCAGCGGGTTGGTCGCTTCGTCGTCGCCGCCCATCCACCGGAAGAGGCGCTTCATGTTGATGTGAAAAGCGTCGAACGTGTCGATCGTTCGTCGCATATTTCCGCGCCAGAGGTTGTCCTCTCTCCGATCTCGCGCCGTCCGGTTCGCGTTCTTGAGCGTCATCGCCACGACGGCGCCGTCCGCCATGTCGGTGTACTTCTGCTTCAGGGCGGCCTTCGAGGATCGGACCTCGTTCTTCGCGATCTGCTCCATGTTCAGGAGCGTCGCGTGCAGGCCGTCCAGCTCGGCGACCGTCAACTCCTTCCAGTGTCGGCGGTCGGGCCGGAGGAAGAGCGACTCGTCGATCGCGACCACCTCCAGCTCGGACTTCTTCTCGGCCATCCACTTTTCGAGTGACGGGAACTCCTCGGTCCGGGCTGCCTTTCGATCCTGCGCCTGCTCCTTGCGCCGGCGGGCGATCTCGCGCACGCGGTCGGGTCCGCGCAGCGCCGGGTCGATGGGCACGTCGGTTCGCAGGTCGTACTTTTCGAGCAGCAGGTCGATCAGCCCCAGCTCGGTCGCGGCCCCGGCGGTGCGGAGCTTGTCGCGCTGCTTCTTCGTGTCGAAGCCGCGGGCATGGGTCAGGATCTTGGGCTGCCGGGCGATGGCCTTGTCGGCCTCGACGATCATCGCGTTCAGGAGAGCGGCCCGCTCCATGGCGCGCATGGCGGCGAGGTAGTCCCGAGCGGCCACCATCTCGCGAGCGGCCTTCTGCTCCTTCCGCATCCGGTCGACCCAGACCTTCCGGTCCCCCCGCAGGTCGCCGGCCGGGCGGTTCGCGATCAGGGTCTCGGCCCGCTCCCGGATGGCCTGATCGTTCAGGACCGACTCGATCTCGCGGGCGCGCCGCCGGCCACCGGCCTGCTGAGCCCGAGCCTCGCGCTCGGCCGTGGCCGTCGCCTCTGCCGCCACCAGCTCGACCTGAGCCCTGGCGATGGCCTCGCTGTTCCCCCGCGCCTGGGCCGCGTCCAGGGCCTCCTGAGCGGCGAGGACGCGCGCCCGGCTCGCGCCTGCGGGCGGAGCCCCGACCTCGGCCACGGCCCGTCTGGCGCCCGGCAGGAGGGTGGTCTTCGCCAGCTCTCGGAGCCCCTGAAGCTCGATGCGGATCCGCTTCGCCAGCTCCTCGCCGCCGACGAGGGACTTGGCCTCGATCTCGATCTCGCGCTCGAAGAACTCGGGCCGGCTTGCGATCTCGGCGTCGACCCGGCGGGCGATCTCCTTCTCGCGGGGCTGGACGTTCGCCAGGGCCTGCAGGAGGGCCGACGGGCTGTTGAACCCGAAGAGGTCGGCGATCATGGCCGGGTCGTGCCCGCCGGTCCTCTGGACGGTTCCACGGGGAACGGAGGCCAGGACCTTGGCGGCGGCCTCAGGCCGCGCGTAAAGGGCCAGGATCGCGTCTCGCGAGAGCCCGTCTCCTTCCAGGCCTTCGACCTGCTCCTCGGCCCTGAGGAAGCGGAGCGCCCGGTAGACGGGCTCCTGATCGACTTCCTCGGCGAAGCGGTCGTAGAGCGAGTCGGCCAGCTCCCGGCGCTGGCGCTTCTTCTCGGCCGTCACTCGCCGGACGAGGGGCCGCATGACCCGGTCCCGGGCCTCGTCGCGGATCTCCGCGAAGGACTCCAGGTAGGCCTCCCACTGGGCCTCGCTCATGCCCGCGTCCTCGCGGCTCTCGAAGAGCGGCTTCATCTCCTCGGACTCGCGCATGGCGTCGTCGACCGCGAGCATCCGATCGAAGACGCCCCGGATCTCAGGGGTGAGCTGCACGCCCAGCCGGCGAGCGACCTCCTTGAGCGACCCGTAGACGCCGGCCATCCAGGACCGGAAGCGCCGGAAGACCCCGCGCATCTCCTTGCTCGGCGCCTTGCCCTCGGCGAGGTAGGCCTCGAAGGATCGCGCGAAGACCTCGTGCGGCATGTCGACTCGGCCATTCCACTGCCGGCCGTCCGCATAGGGCAGCGTCAGATCGGCGGCCGTCGAGACCCCGGTGTACCGGAGCACCGCTTCGAGATCGGCGCGGATCCGATCATCGGCCGTCCCGTTGCGGACCATCTGCGAGATCGTCGACAGGTAGAAGTGAGCGGCCTCGTGAAGCAGCGTCGTTAGGTCCGAGGCCTTCGTCATGCGGATGATCGAGCCGGCAGCGTTGCGCTCGTACTGGCCCTGGACCTCGCCGTCGAGCCGCATCATCTGGCGCTCGACGATGTCGATCGCGCTCTCTTCCCAGATCACGAAGTTAGTCGCCTCTTCGGCGTCCACTCCCGACATCTGCCCGGCCTTGTATTTCATGCCGGGGATTCCAGCAGCCAGCAGCCACTGCGATGCCGCCTTGTCAGATCCCAGGTAGCGCGAAAGGCCGCGATAGAACCCTTGCCCGTCGTGGTTCTGGCTCTTCTGCCCGATCGCCTCTCCGAGCTTTACGGCCGGAGAGTTGCTCTGCCTCAGGGCGGCGTCTCGATCTTCTGACGTTCCATTGAGCGATTTTCCGAGCTGGCGACCGGACGCCTTGAACGCAGCGATCGCCTCTGCCTCATTCACGCCGGCAGCAGCAAGCAACTTTTCCAGCATCTCAGGCTGGTCGTTGAGAGGCTCATCCCAATCGAGAAGATTTTCGCTGTCCGGGATCTCGGCCTGCACGAGCTGCCCGGCCAGCGGGGGCAGGGAGAAGTCCTCTTCTGTGAAGTGGACCGAGCCAAGCTCTCTCGCCCGGACAACGTCTTGCAATTCTCGCTCTGCGAAAGGCGACACCCTGCCGGAACGCCGGTTCTCTTCGACCCGATTCGAGAGCAGTTCGATCCGCCTCTGCATGTCCGACATTGCGGACTTGTAGTCTTTGCTTCTCCGCATCTGCGATAGGAAGATCTTCGTCAGCCGGGTCGCCTCGATGGACCCGTAGTAGCTGGACACCTCATCGTTATCGACGAGTTTTTTCGCCATCGCAGAGATGTTCTTGATCGGCTCACCCCGGAAGAGGGCGCTACCGCGTCCGCTCAAGCTCTCTCTGTAGAACTCTGCGATCCCGCGGGCCGACGAGAAGTACAGCCCCCACCCGAAGATCTGCACGCCCTCGCCCGTCCCGATCTTTGTGAGATCGAATCGGTCGAAGATGTGCGGCGTGCCGTGATATGCGGGCTGGTTGAGGACCTCTCGCGTGTCACCGTTGATGATCGCGCTGATCTTCCTGAGGACGTTGAAGCAGTTCTCCAGCAGGCCCTTCGGCTCGATATTAGTCGGAACGACGCCGACCTCGCCGGGGTTTCCGAACTGGCCCGTGATGACGCGGATCATCGCATCGGACAGGTTGATGGAATTCTCCAGCCGGAACTCTTCGTCGGTGATCTCGACGCCAAGCTCGGCCAGGATCTTCCGCTGCTCGATGAAGGTCTCGTACTCCCACTCGACCGCGCGCATGCCGTCTGCGAGCGTGAGCGGAGCGCCGCCCTTGAAGTAGGGTCCCTTGATCTCGACGCCCATGGCGCCAGCGCGCCGGCCCCGTCCGCCGTACTTCGCGGTCAGCTTGTCGTTGACGCGGCCGTGCGCGATCTCGTGCGCGATGCGCCACGCGAGCGTGTAGGCATGGTCGCGGAACGAGCCCTCTTCGAGAGCGGGGTCGAAGAGCCAGACGACGCCCTGCTCATAGGAGGGCGTGTTGGGGTCGCTGAAGTCCGGGAAGTAGGTAGGCCGATCCCCGTTCTTGGGGCCGAACAATCGGATCTGCCAGCCTTCGCGATCGAGCCAGGGCTGGTACTTCGCCATGACGGATTCGACCGTGTCGCCGAACGCTTCCGTCAGCCTGTAGATCTTCAGGCTCTGGCGGGTGTTCCCGCCATTCTGGAGGACGTCCATCCCGACCGAGCGATAGATCGCGCGCTCGGTCTCGTCGGTCGTCTTCGTGCCCTTGTGCAGGTCGGCCAGCGAGATGCCGCCGCCGGCATCGTTCAGAAGTCCGAGCCACCCGAGATCCGCGCCCCCTTCCGAGCCTCCTTGATCTGCGCCTCGGTTTCGGAGCTGGTTGAAAGTTTCGAGGGCGACGTATCCGGGGTCGCCGAGGGTCCGGGCGGTCTCGACGAGGAGATCCTCGAATGCCGCCCGCCGATCACGAAGCCACGGGTGAAGATCGGGTCGTCCGGCGAGGCTTCCCTGCTGTAGTAGTCCTTCCCCTGCCGGATCGGCAGCCCAGTCGTGGACGGGGCCGTAGTCCGACTGGACGCCGAATCGGACGTCTCCTTCTGCTCCCGATCGCTTGCCGAACTCATTCGCTTTCTCCAGGAACTCGTCGTCATCCATCAGGAAGGGCAAAGACCCTTCGCCACCCCGATAGTTGACGACCGAGATCTCATCAGGGGCCGTCTTCGTGAAGCCGACCTGATCGCCGAAGATAGCGCGCATCTCGGTGAAGGCCGCGTCCAGCTCGGCCCTCGTGAGGGCCTTGGCGTACCGGAAGGCGACACCGAGAGACTGCGGCTTGCCGACGACGAATCGCTTCCCCGGATCCTTCTCGGCAAACGCGCGAGCGGCCTTGACGGTGTCGAACTTTCGGAGCGTCCTGAACTCGGGCTTCTTCTTCGGCTTGGCCTTTCCCTTGCGCTTCTTCGGGGCGGCATCTTCCTCGTTCCGTACCTGGACGAGGATGGATCCCTTCATGCTCAAGCGGTTGTCGGCGCGGAACCAGGGCACCGCCTTCTGCTTGTAGATGTACTGGATCATGCGCGAGTAGATGTCGGTCTCGGCCGTCGAGAAGTCGCCCTTGGGCTTGTTGGGGATGAGCCGGGCGATGTAGTTGCTCGCGAGCGCGGCCTCGAACCCGCCGTCTCCCTCGATCGACCAGACAACGCCGGCGCCAGCTCGCCCGGCCGCGCCGTCGAAGCCGTCCTCGTCGATGATGATCTGGGCGGCGGCAGCCTGGAATTCGAGCTGCTGCTCGGGCGTTGCGCGCGAGATCGGGTGGTCGAAGACGGGAGCGGGGATCGCTTCCCAGGTGACCGCGAAGGTCATGCGCGCGAGAACGTCCGCGAACGAGAAGGCGTCCCGCTCGATTCCCTTGGCGACCTCTTCCGGGCTCACTCGCAGCGCATGCTTGCGCCAGATGGCGATGTGCTTGCGGGTGTTCTCGGCGCCCGTCTTGCGCGACAGCTTGCCCTCGTCGTTGAAGAACGAGTACCCCTTCTTGAGGCTCTCGGCGTTGGTCGCGTCCTTCGCCTGCTGGTTCTCGAAGCGGGCCTTGATCGCGGTCCACATCGCGGCCTGAACCTGATGCGGGAGCCACGGCTCGGCGCCGGGCGGAAGCTCTTCGTTCAGCTCCGCAGCAATCCGATTCATGTCGGTCTCGGTCACCGAGTAGCGGTCGTTGCCCTTGCCTCCGGCCGCCGCATCGCTCGCGTATCCGTAGGCCCGGAAGACCCACATATCCGACGTGACCGGGCGCTTGATGTCGCGAAGCAGATCGGGATCGATCTTCATCGCAGCGAGCTGAGCATCGGTCGCGCGCTCGACGATCCGGTGCATCAGGTTCATGTAGAAGCTGTTGGTCTTGCGCCCCTCGAAGGGCTGACCGTCGTAGAGGACGGAGATCGCCTTCGCGTCCTTCGCGCCCGAGTTGACCTTGAACTGCTCGCGCGGGACACCCATGCGCCACTGCGTGTAGGCGCGCACGGCCATCATCGTGTTGACGTCGACCTTCGCCTGCGGGCTGTAGATCGCGAGGAGCTGGATGAATCGCTCGGCCTCGACGAAGTTGCCGCCCACCATCACGAGCACGGCGTCGCCGGAATCCTCGTACCAGTACCGGCCGGCGAGCCCCTCGATCACGAGCTGCTTGACGAAGTTGTGCCGAGCGCGCCACTGCTCGATGGTCTTCACGTCCTCGGGAACGCCGAGCAGCTTGCCGGCCTTCGTGCGGCCCGGCAGCCAGCGAAGCAGGTCGCGACTCGGCGGCGGTGTCGCGTCGGCTCGGATCGGAGCGTCCTTGTCGACGTCGAAGTTGACGTTGCTCTCGACCCTCGGCATGGCGGCCGGCTCGGGCGCGACCGGTGCGGACGGTGCGGACGATGAATCGGGGGCCAGCCCGCCAGAATTGTCACTTCCGGTTAATGCCAGAGCCTCATCGCGCTCCAGCCAATTCCCACCTTCATCAACGAACCCCTGATCATCCCAGAGTCTGTGACCGCCGCGCTCGTTGAAGAACTCCGGCTTGTTGTCATCTCGACTTGCAATAAGCTCGTCGAGCGTCGTGGCGTCCGAGATCTGCGAGAACGCACCGGACTTCACGGCCGCGTCTGCCGCCGCTGCGTGCGTATCTCCTTGAAACACAACGCCATCCACGCGGACCGCGGCACGCAACTTAGTCTGCGCGAAGGTCTCCTCGGCCGGCTGCCCGGCCGGCTGCGCCTTCGAGTCGGGACCCTGGAACTCCAGGGGCTGATGGATCCGAAGGACCTCTTCGGGCGTGACCAGCCGCTTCTGCGAGACGGTCAGCGCGGTCGCGATGCTGCGATAGATGCCCTCGAAGACCGCGGCGTTGGCGCGCGACTCCTGCGCCGTGTTCCGCCCGATCTCCAGGATCTTTGACTCGAACTCTTCGCGGACCTTCTGGCTGCTCTTCTCGAACAGCTCGCGGTCGCTCTTCTCCATCTCTTCCAGGACGGTCTTCTCGGTCTCCTGCGCCAGCTCGCGGTCGGCCTTGATCTCGAAGTTGGATCGGTCGTCCTTGGAATAGCGGATGTGGTCCTTCAGCTCGTCGAACAGGGTCGAGCCGGCGAGACGGGTCGCGAAGGTCCCGGCGTCCATCTGCACCGGGCGCATCTCGGTCTGGGCATTCGCGATCTCGTCCGCGAGCCCCTCGATCACGCGGTTCGCGTCCTTGATGCCCTGCTGGTTGAAGATCTCCGAGAGCTGGTCCGGGTCGATATAGATCGTATCGACCTTGCCGGCGCCCGCGCGCGAGGCGAGCGCAGCGACCAGCTCGCCCGATCCACGCTCGCGCAGGTCGGTCTCTTCGATCCCCTTCGCGAGCGCGACGAATGCCTTCTGGTTCTCCTGATGCCGGCGCGCATCGTCGACCATGCCGACGCCGCGGATGGCGCCGCCAATCGAGCCTAGCCCGAGGCCGCCCACGAAGCCGGCCTGCATATTGACCTTCAGCTCCTGCAGGTTCTCCGGCGACATGAAGGCGTCGACAACGTCCTCGAACGAGCTTGTTTCCTTGAACTTCCCAGACAGCAGCTTCCACGACTCCGTCGCGATGGACTCTGCAGCGAACTGCGCGCCCTCCTCCCCTGACTCGGCAAGCGACCCGAACAAGATGTCCTTGATGATCGAGCCAGCCGCCTTTGCGACTGTCGGGGTCTTGAGGGCGTCGACCGTCTTCCTGAAGATCATCGACTTCACGGCCGCGCTCGCTCGCCCGACGATCGGGAACCCGACGAACGTGGACGCGACCTCGACGCCAGACGCGATCAGCCCGTAGTAGGTGGCGATCGTCTCGGTCAGCTCTGGATCGATCTCCTGCCCGCTCTCGTCCTCGATCTGCTGGAGCGAGTAGAGCATGTTTCCCTTTTCGAGCCAGTACGACTCGTAGGCCATGTTCGCTCGCACCGTCGTCGGGAGGCTCACGCCAGCAGCCAATGCGTAAAGACCCGTGAAGAGCTTCTCGGCCGGGCCGCCCCGTCCATCGATCTTCTCGGCAATCGCTTCCGGGAAGATCCGGTGCGCTAGCGCGTCGGTCGTCTCGGTGTCGATCATGAGGCCGTCGAGGCTCTGGAGGCCTGCCATGGTCGAGACGCGAATGGCGCCCGTCGGAGACAGCGGCTTCAGCTCGCCAGCGGCCATGGCGCGCTTGTCCAGAGCGGTACGCTTCTGGAGGATCTCTTCGCTCGGCTGCTCGCCACGGAGTCGAGCATTCGATTGCTCGTTGCCGACAGCGGCGCGCTCCTCGCCGAGGTCCTTGTCCTCTGCGCCAGTGCGGAAGGCGTCAGCAACGTCGCTCGCCATGCCCTTGAGCTGACGGCCGAGGGTCCAGATCGTGTAGAAGTCCTCGTACTTGTCGGGCGCCTCCTTGAGGGCCTCGGTCTCATCGACCGCAGCGACGAAGTCGGGCTCCTGAACAGCATGCTGTCGAACGCGCTCGGGCGCGGGCGCCTTGGTCGCGAGGTTCACCTGGAACTTGTCGAGACGTGCAGCCATCTCGGGCGGGAGCCCTGTCTGCCGAGCGATCGCATTCTCCGCGGCGATCTGCTCGGGCTCCTTGATCTGGAGCAGCCCGCGAGCTTCCTCGACGACGCGGCTGGCGCGCTGGAGGTTGAACTCGGTCTGCGCCTCGTCGATGGGCGAGACGGGCTTCAGCGTACTCATTCGTCGAACTTCCCATCGTTGAGCTGCTTCTTGCGTTTGCGCTTCGCTTCGTCCTGGAAGTACTGCGTCAGCGCCATCCGCCGAATAGCAGCGTCTTCGAGCTGCTCCTGCGTGTAGCCGTACCGGGACTCGATCGTTCGGAGAACCGTCTGCGATGCCCGGTTGGGGCTTTCGATCAGCTCGGCCGGAGAGAGGCTGGACTCGCCTCCGAAGAACCCGACGAACTTCTCCGACTGCTCGAACACGGCCGTGGCGATCGCCTTCTGGATCGCCTCGGGCGATGCGTCCGGGCCGGCGTAGGTGAAGACGAGATCGACCGTCGAGGTCAGGAGCTGCGCGTCCTCCACCGAGTAGGCGCTGGTCTTGAGGCTCGGGACGAGCTGCTTGGCCTTGAGGGCCTGAGCGACTCGGTCCTGAACCTGCGCTCGCGTCAGGTTCGTCTTCTCGACTGGAGTCTTCCCGGAGAGAACCGTCTTGCGCTGCTTGTTCAGAGCGTCCCACCGAGTCTTTGTGAGTCTCGGCTTGTACCCGTTGAGCTGCGCGTCGGTCATCTTCGCGAGGTCGTCGTCCGTCATCCCGTCGATCTCGATGGCCGTCGTCGGATCGGTGATGGCAGCGAATCCGCCCATCGAAGGATTCTCTCGCCATGCGTTGAATGCTTCCTCGGCCGCGGACCTGCCGGCATTGTCGCCGATCGCATCCAACCGACTGATCACGTCGATGTAGGTCGCCTTCACGGCCTGATGATCCATGTACCCGGCGCCGCCTTCCCCGACTCCGTTCGCCTGGATCGCGATCTGAAGGTCCGCGAGGATGTTGCTCGACGCCTTTTCGAGAAGGCGCTTCGTGTCGGCGACTTGGTCGTCGTACTCCGCCTCGGCCGCCTTCTCGATGATCTCGACCTGCTCCGGTGAGAGCGACCGGCCGACGAGCTTCATCTCCTTCTGGGCGTAGCTGACGGCCTGATCCTTGACCTGACGCTTCGTCCTGTCGTCCCCGCCGCCGTTATGCACGGCGTACCTGATCGCGTTGCGGGTGGCGGTCGATGCGTAGGCAGATCCGATCGCCTTGTTGAGCCCCTCTCTTTGCTTGTCGTTCAGCTCGGATCCGTGCGATGCCATCGTCTGCTCGGCCGCCTGAATGTCATTCGCCTCGATCGCAGTAGCGATTCGAGCCGCGATCGTGCTTTGCCTCAATGTCTCGATGTTGAGGGCCTGAAGCTCCTTGTAGGTCTTGAGGGCAGCCGGATCGGTCGGGACGCCGTTCAGCTCCTCGCCCATCACGAAGCGAACCTGCATCTCGCCGAGGAGGTCCTCGAACGCTTCGGGCGGCGTCGTGTAGTTGTTGATGGCGTCTTCCTGGATCGCCTTCACGAGTCCCTGGCTCGCGCTCTGCTTGGCGTTGTTGACCTCTTTGCCCTCGTGGATCTGGCTCGACTGAATGCCAGAGAGGAGGATCGGAGCATACGATTGGCGGAAGACCTGAAGGGCTCTCGGGCTGAGCCCCTTCTCCAGCTCCGCAATCTTCTTGTCGGTCATCTCCTGGTATCGGACCGTCGCGTCGATGGCCGCAGCGCCGCGGGTTTGGAGAAGACCGATTGTCCCAGTCTCCTCGTCCGGCGTCGGACTCGACAGCAGGCGAGTGTTGTACTTCCTCAGCTCCGCGAGCCGGGTGTCCGACTCCATCTCGTCGCGCATCAGCGTGAATTTGTCGGCGACCGCGAGCACGTCGGACGTGAGGCTGTTGACACCTCGGCCTAGCGTCGCGAGGCCCTCGCCGACGAGGCCTCCGCCCGAGTTGGGCGTCTGCATGCCGGGCGATTGAAGGGACTGCCGCGGGGCTTCGGATTTCGGGACGATCGGCATCTACGAGCCCCCGGCGATCTGGTATCCGCTGTACCCGGACTGAATCGCATTGCCCACTCCGGCAAGGCCGACGCCGGCCGTCGCGAGCGTCCCGCCCCTGTAGGCATTCGCGCCTCGCGCGCGAAGCGCAGCGGCGGCGTTCCTGAGCGCGACCGATCGGCGCATCGCGTTGTTCCCGATCACGATGCTCTCCATGGCCGCGAATTTGTAGCGGTCGCGGAGGAGCCCGGCCGCCGACCCGAAGGTCAGGTCGAGATTCGCAGCAGCGGCCTGGGCCTCCTGGGCGCCGATCGTATGCCTCGAACCGATGCCCTGCTTGTACAACTCCAGGCGGGAGTCGAGGAACTCCTGGTGGGCCTCCTGGCTCGCGAGGTTGGCCTGCAGGTTCGCTTCCTGGCGGGCGGCCTTGGCCTGCGACATCTGGCCGGCGACCTGAAGTCCGGTGCCGACCGCCGAGATCGCCAGGGCTCCCGCTGCTACGACCGGAGGGCACATCACTTCACCGTGAACTGGAGGAAGCCGCCCCCACCCGGAGAGAAGTAGTAGATCTCTTCGCTGAACGAAGCGCCCAGGGTGGCGAGCCAATCGATCGTCGACCGGTTCTCCGTCCAGACGAAATTGTAGAGCGGCCCGTGCGCGTCCGCCCACTCCCTGACCTTCTGCTTCGCCAGCCGCTGCCAGTCCGATCGGCGGCGCAGGATCGCGTCCGTCGAGAACATCCAGATCCGGCCGTCATGCACGCCGGCCATCGCGACGGGCTCGCCATGGGCAGCGAAGATCGATGTGCCGGGGAGCTTCGCCCACTCCGGGAAGAGGTCGACCGCCTTCATCCCGGTCCCGTAGGCGTCCAGCTCGGCGACATCGGAGGCCTTGAGGTTCCACGCGATGTAGTCCGCGGCCGTCTTGGACGGCTGGTACTCCATGATCCTATTCCGCACCGGCTTCGACCTCCAGCACGACGGCCTGGACCGTCAGCGGTTGCCCACGTCCGCCCTCGATGATGAAGCTGCTCCGCGTGTCCCACTGCGAGAGAGTCCGGCTCTTGACGTGCGCGTTCTGCAGCAGCCACCGAAACAGGTCGACACGGTCGTTGATCATCCGAATGGCCTTGACCGACTCGGCAGCCCTCGACTGCGACGCTCGCCGAAACGAGAAGTCCCAGGAGTCCGTCACCCGGATGATGATCTCTGACGACCTAACATTGGCTCCGTCCAGAGGCTGATCGGCAGGGTCGACCTCCATCGTCTCCAGGAGCGGGATGTACGGATATCCGACCTCGACTCGCGCGTAGGCCTTGTCGGAGTTGAGACTCGTCATGTTTTCTGTGACCGAGGACGAAGGATCCCAGAATTCTTTGTCGAGCCTGAATCCAGGAGAGATGATCCCGCGAGGCGTGACCGAGGACGGCATGTCGTGGATGTTTCTCATCTGTCCGGTGCCGTAGTAGATCGATCCAGGGAAGGTCGCTCGCTTGATGTCGGACCACATCGGATCAGAGACTGGCGCCTTGACCGGATAGAGCTTGACGTTCGGGTCGACCGTCTCGGTAGACCACGTCGGCGCTCCGCCAGTGAATCGATTGAGGACGTACCAATCGCCAGCGTCGGGAGGGCTCGTGTCAAGCGTCAGCATGAATGCCGATCCGCTCACGTTCGGGAACAGCTTCTGCGCTGCGGGGAACAGTTCGAGAATCAGCGGCCATCTCTCGACCTTGTCGCCGCTGGAAACCTTGACCTTCCACAGCCGGCCGTCGTTCGAGTCCTCTCGGATCTCCGAAAGGGCGGCGGCCTTGTAGGTCGAGATCTGCGAGATCGGCCTCTTGCGCCAGCAGTCGAGGTGGACTCCGTCCTGATCTCCGCGCACCTCGCGCATGTCCATCCGCTCGATGAAGTAGTCGGATCCTCGCTTCACGCTGAGATAGATGTTGTCGGTGTCCGACTCGCGAAGGGACGAGCAGTCGTCGTAGTCTCCGGCGGTCCAGTGCCTCGACCATCCGAAGATCTCCTGCTCTCGATCGTATGCGAGCGCAGCGGCTTCCCCGTTCGACAGGATTGCAAAGCAGATCCGGTAGGGCTTTCGCGAATAGCACCAGCGAACGATCGAGGCGTCCTCGAAGATGTGGTCCGACGCTGCCGACACGTCGATGCCGCCGAAGCCATCGGCCGCAATGTCGTAGCCGATGTCCCGGACGACTCTTCCGCTCTGCTCGACGAACAGGATCGTCCTGCCGACCCTGATCGGCTTGACGTTGGCGATGCCCCAGTCGGAGTCGCTGATCAGGCCGGACGAAGGACCCACGGTGGAGCTTTGCCCGTTGTCGAACGTCCACTCACCACGCTCCGTGAAGATGAGCATGTTCTTCGTGCCCATCAGGAAGCGGATGTTATTCGCTCCGGCGATCACCTGAGCAATCGTCGAGCTGTCGACGACGATCTCTTCGTCCGCAAACGATCGGAACGATCCAGACCGAGAAGCGAACACGCCGTCGGGGTCGTCTTCGGTGCCACCGAACCAGATCCGCTGCTGGAAGAGATCCACCGATCTCGGATACTTTCCGGCAGCGTCGAACGTATTGTCGACACGGACCGGAGGGCCGATCTCCAGGAGCGGCACTCGCTCGCCCTCGTCGGTGTACTGCACCGTCAATCCCGAGACCCACTTCGCCTCGTTCAGCAGGCCGAAGATCCCGTTGATCGAACGGTACACGCGATAGTTGGTGGCGTTGGCGTTCTTCGTCCACTCCAGATCGACGGGGTCGACATTGCTCGGCTCGTCCGAGTTCACGATGATCAGCTCCGCTACGAGCGACTCTTCCTTCGTGATGTCGTTGATCGCTGTCACGCCGTACTTGATGTCGATCGTGCCGGACGGGGCAGCAGTGTCAGTCAGGCCGACGACGGCTGGCTCCTCTGGGCTGGCCTCGAAGTTGGCGACCGTCCAGAGGTGGTGGTCCGTCCTCGTGATCCGCCGAGGTCGGTGAGACGGGTGGACGACGAATAGAACGTCCTTGCTCTGCGCCCAGTCGATCTGCCCATCGAAGAGCTGCGCCTCGGTGTACGGGACGTTGAAGCTCGCGAGCTTCCCGTAGGTGACATTGAGAGTGGGCGCGATCGTGCCTGGGTTGATGTTCGTCGAGTTGCGGTTGTCGAGGTCGACGACGCTGGTCGATACGACGGTCTTGACCTTGTAGTACCGCAGGCGATTGGCGACGAATGCGGCCGGCGTGTCGATCGAGATGAAGATCACGTCGCCGACAGACAGGCCGTGAACGCCAGCGGTCGTGCCCGCAACGCTGAGACGGATCTCGCCCGTCGCCCTGCCTTCGATGGTCGTGAGCGCGGGCTCGATCGTCGGCTGCGGGATCAGGACGTATCCTGCGTCCTTCATGATCCAGCACTTCGACTCCTGCATCACGAGCATGTACTGCTGGGTCGTGGAGAATTGGAACGGGATCAGCCGGGCGCGTTTCCCGTAGATGGGGGCCGGGCCGAGGTACTCTGATCCAGATCTCGCGACGGCGGCGCCGTATGCGGTCGGCCACATGTTCACGAGCTGGCGGCATCCCGATCTGTTCGCTTCGAGGGACGAATTGCCGTAGACGCGCGGAGACAGCTCGCCCCTGGAGAAGTCGTTCCATTTGACCTTGCCCATGCTAGTCCCTCACGGACTCGATCGACGAGATCTGCCGAACGCCCTGATCGTTCCTGACTTCGACCTCCTGCCCCTGCAGAGAGCGGAAGGTCGCGAAGTCGTACATCGAACGCTGGAATTGGAGGTCCTTGCCCAGCGACAGGGACGCCTCTGCGGCGAGCACTGCAGCGAGTACCGACTCGAATTGAGTCGTGAACAGGTTGTCCTCGGCGTCGGTCAGGCGCCGCGTGTAGATCATGTAGTCGACCGACATGAACGGGTCGACGTTGGTGTACATGACCTTCGCCGCGGGATCGACGATGTCCTGGACGATCTCGTATGCGATCCGGTCGACCCTTCGAAGCGGACGCTCGACCGTGAAGCCGCGCATCGCGACGATGTCGGCCGGCATCGTCCATGTGAACTGCCACTCCGGGCTGGGCGGCTTCGTCGCCGTCACGTTGGCCGGTCGGTGGCGCTTGCGAGCGAAGGACCAATCGTGGAGGCCGAGGGCCATCTCGCGCGCGGTCGCATAGAAGATCGCGAGCACGTTCTGCGCGTTGGAGTCAGGAAGCTCCCAGTCCGTCACGACTTCGCCGGTGTGGCCGAGGTGGCCGAGGGCCAGGGTCCATACGCTCTCGTGGCTCACGTCTTCCTCCAGCCGGCTGGCTAGGCCTGCCGCAGCATTGCACTACGGCAGGCCCAGCGTCTCGCCTGCGTCAATCCTCGGCCTTGAGCGTTCGCTTGAAGCCGGGGATGGCGTTGTCGATTTCCCCGCGCGTGACCCGAGTGCCCGAGATGGCTGCGACGACATCGACCTTCGGGAGGCCTTTGTTGTCCCACTGGGACGGATCTTCGTGATCCATCTTGCCGAGCGCCTCGATGATCAGGTCTTGCACCTCGACCTTCGGAACGCCGCCGCCCACCTCTTCGATGCGGAAGGTCCCGGGAGGATCGATGTCCCGGTAGCCGGGCTCCATGGCGGAATACTTCGGCGGGTTAGAGAGCGCCCCCGTCTTCGGATCCTTGACCATGTCCTCGTCGTCGAACTTCGTGACCTTCCGCACCACGACCTGTCCGGTCTTGATGAGTTGGCCGAAGGCGAAACAGGGGCCCTTCACGCAAGTCAGTCGCGCTTGGAATTGTCTCATCTCAGCTCAGCTCCAGGCGTCCGGCCGGGATCGAGTCATACTGACCCACCCAGGCGGAGTAGAATTCATCGGCCGCGCCGGCACCCGTGTAGGTGAGGCGAATGCCGAGATACCGGAGGGTATCCGGGGTGACATCTCCGAGCACCCGACGATTCGGGATCCGGGATCGGAACATCGTTCCGGCCAGGATCTGCGAGGACGTGAGGTTCACGGCCGAGAGGAGGGTGTCCTCCACTCGGACTCCCGAAGTCAGAAGGCCATCGTTCGCCGTGACAACGTCGATCGTCATCGCGGTGTGCGTGTCCCACTGCGTACGGAAGTAGACGAAGATGTTGAGATCGTCGCGAGTCTCGATCCCGATGTTTCGGAGGTCGATCGCGTCGCTCTCGTAGGGGGAGGCGCCGAGCGTATTGCTCGCCACTTCCCACGCCAGGATCTGTCGCTTGTCGAGAAGCATGTTTGCTTTCCTCTCTTGATGAATCGTTAGTCGCCTCTGTTACGAGACGGCCGAATCGTTAGTCGCCTCTGTTACGAGACGGCGGACTCGTTGTTGACGATAGCGTCGCAGCGCCGGAGCGGGTAGCCCCGGAAGTGCGTTCGCTTGCGGCCGTCGATGGTCTCGACCGTGAGATGCACGTTCGAGCCGTCCCGGGCCTGCTTGTCGAAGATCGTCATCATCTGGCGATTCATGTAGATCTTCAGGTTGCTGTCGTCCTCGATCCAGTGGACAGCCTGGATCAGGAGGTCGGTCAGGTCGGCAGTCGTCGAGTCGGAGTCGATGTTGCAGATGCGGACCACGTTTCGGTAGTCCTTGATCGACAGACCAGCCATCCACCGGTAGTGGGTACGATAGGCCTCGTACTCCTTCGTGCCGCCGGGCTCGACGACAGTCTCGATGCCCTTGTCCGTGGACGTGAGGCCGGCGCTCTCGCGCATGCCCTTCGGAAAGATCCCGCGGACGGAATCTTCACCCCAGCAGACAAGCCAGATCGAGGTCCGGTTGGCCGCATCGCCGGCGCTGATCACGCGATCCTGGATCGTGTTGAAGCGCGGGGTCAGGCCGGTGAAGGACTTCGGGTTCACGTCCGCGTTGCCGTAGAGC